ATTCGGAGGTTGTAAATATGCACATTAAAAAAATTGAAATAAAGAACTGGCTTGGAATCAAAGAATTGCTCTTTGCTCCAGGTAAATTTAATAAGGTGTCAGGTGATTCTGGCACCGGAAAGACTAGCCTCGTTGAGGCATTGGAGAAGGTATTCACAAACAAAAGTCGCAGGACTGAAGTTGTTCGTCACGATCAGGAAGAAGCAGAACTATTTGTAGAGTTGGATGACGGTCTACAGACGCTGCGAAAGGTGCGTACTGAGAAAGCCGACTATCTCAAAGTGAAACATGAAAGCATGGCTGTTAACAGCACTGAAGCTTTCTTACGGCGTCTTATTAACGGTGATATTTTTAGGCCGATTGAATTTGTCCAAAAGACTGCAAAAGAGCAAACGGAAATTATCCTTAACATGCTGCAAATCGAATGGACCGTTGATGATATCAAGGCTTGGTTTGGTGAAGTTCCTGAAGCAGATTATCAATTACACATCCTTCAAATTCTTAAGCAAATTGAGAATGGGTACTATGCAGAACGCGAAAGCATTAACCGGGAAATCAATTTACTTCGGGCTAATATCGAAGGGATTAAACGTGATTTGCCACCTAATTACAACGGTGCTGAGTGGAAAGAGGTCAATCTTCAGGAGTTGTATAAAAAGTTGTCCGATGCTGAGGAATCAAATAAACGTTTGCAAGAAGCACAGTCCCTAATTGAAGGCCTTGCTATTCGAATCAATGATATTAAACAACGTTCTGCCAACGCATCTATGGAGAAAAAATTGGAATATCAACGGCAGCGTGATTCCTTTACAGACACCATTAAACGTTTGGAAGACAAAATCCAGCAGGAACAAATGAAAATTGATGACGTGGATCAGCGCATACTGGAAACTAATTCACGTCTTGATAATGAGTTGGAACAAGCAATTGAAAGACTGAAGTTGCAATATCAGGCGAAAAAGCAAACAGCACGAGAAGAAATCCAACAAGAAGTCGAACAATCCCGTGTATTTATAGCGGAGTACAAGGAACAGACAGCAGAGAAAAAGGCGGCGCTTGATAACATTGATGAGCATGAGAGAAAGGATCTTGAAAAGATTGCGGATCATGAAGCAAACCTTATTTCAACAGAGAATGAGAAGTCAGGGAATGCACAGTTGATTGTTGCACAAACCTATTGGACCGATCCTCAGCCACTAAAACAGGCCGCTGATGAGGCTGCAAGCATGAAAGAATACCTCCGTGAGTGGGAACGGATGAATGATATCATTCGCGAAAAATTGACACCTAAAGAGGAACGGAGTGCGGAACTGAGCGCCAAGATTAAAACGGCTAGAGAGCTGCCGAAGGAGCTCCTTAAAACCGCCTCATTACCGGTTGAGGGTCTATCTGTAGATGATCAGGGACGTATCAGAATTGATGGAACATTGATTGATGGTCTGTCAGAGGGAGAAGCGCTAGGGTTTGCTTTCAAACTGGCTAAGGCTCAAGCAGGTCCGCTGAAGGTCATCTGTGTTGATGGATGGCAAAATCTCGGCAGCAGACAACGTGAAATTATCGAGGCATCTAAACAGGATGACTACCAGTATTTTGTTCTGGAAACAGTGGACGGTCAAGACTTGAATCTTGAAGTGGTGGAGGGATAAACATGAGCGAATTAATGAATTACGAAAATATGATGCAACGGCGTGACAACAGTACGCCTACAGAAGCTATGGTTACACGTCAGGCCCAAGAGGTTCAAGCTGCTGTATTCATGGCGAAGAAATTCCCGAGAGATGAGTATATGGCATACGACAGAATTATGAAATCTTGTGAACGAGTATCGTTAGCCGAAAGCGCCCTGTATGAATACCCCAAGGGTGGACAGAAAATATCCGGCCCATCTATCCGCTTAGCTGAGGCTATCGCGCAAGCATGGGGGAATATTGACTTCGGTGTGATTGAATTGGATCAACGTAATGGCTCGTCAAGTGTTATGGCGTATGCGTGGGACTTGGAGACAAATACGAGGCAAACAAAAGTGTTCACAGTTAAACATGAACGAAAGGCTAAAGGGAAAATTAATGCGTTAGATGATCCACGGGACATCTACGAGATGACCGCTAATCAAGGTGCGCGCCGCGTACGTTCATGTATCCTGGCAGTTATACCAGGAGACGTAGTAGATGCTGCTGTTGATAGATGCAAACAAACATTGAAGAACGGTTATAAGGAACCACTAGAGGATCGAATTAGAAAGATGATTGGAGCATTCCGAGAAGAATTCCAAGTTAGCAAAGAAATGATCGAGAAATTTATCGGGTGCACAATAGAAGCTTTTACAGACAATGATTTCATTCGACTGCGTAGCGTATACAAATCTCTTCGTGACAATATGGCGAAACGCGAAGACTATTTTGAGGTTCCGAAACCAAGAAGTGAAACTGATTCCCCGTTGAATGTGGAGAGCGAAAATGAAACTAACAAAGAGTAACTACTTCAGCCAAGAAGCCAACCGTCATTATATGTCTGTAAGTCAGTTTAAGAGCTTCCTTCCCTCATACGGGGGCTGCGAAGCTCAGGCAATGGCTAAGATCACTGGAGAGTATTCGGAACCATCAAGAACGGCATTTATGGAAGGACACTATGTCCACGCTTGGAATGAAGGGACATTGGATGAGTTCAAGGCTGATAACCCCGATTTATACAGCAGCAGAGGCGCGACAGCTGGACAACTGAAATCTAATTTCCAACATTGCAACAAGATGATAGAGGTGCTAGAAAACGATCCGCTAGTAATGAAAGCATTGGCAGGACAAAAGGAAGTCATCATGACCGCTGATCTATTCGGGATTCCTTGGAAGGTCATGCTCGATAGTTATCAACCAGAAGTAAATATATTCGCTGACTTAAAGGCACTAAAAGAAATGGACGGTAAGTGGTGGAACAAAGATGCTCAAGCCTATGAGAACTTCTTGGACCATTACGGATACACAATCCAGATGGCTGTGTATGCAGAGGTTGAGAAGCGTGTAACAGGCCGTAAAGATTGGCTGCTACCTCACATGGTCGTAGTGACCAAACAGGACCCTCCAGACCATGAAATTCTCTATTTTGATTATGACGTAATAGAACAGAGCTTACACATCGTAGGCAAGCATATAGAGCGTGTGAAGTCCGTTAAATCGGGTGAGGTTGAACCGGCACGTTGTGAGAAATGCGATTACTGCCGGTTGACCAAGAAGATTAATCGAATCAAACATTTTAGCGAACTGAGTTTGTATTAGGAGGAATTACATTGCTGAACCGTGTGATATTGATTGGACGTTTAACTAAGGATCCTGAGTTGCGTTACACACCTTCGGGAGTAGCTACAACACAATTTACTCTTGCAGTAGATCGACCATTCACGAGTGGAAACGGTGAACGCGAGGCTGATTTCATTCCGGTCGTGACCTGGAGACAGCTTGCGGAGACTTGTGCAAACTATCTGCGTAAAGGCCGTCTGACGGCTGTAGAAGGGCGCATTCAAGTGCGGAATTACGAGAATAGCGAGGGCAAGCGTGTATACGTCACAGAAGTCATTGCTGATAACGTCCGGTTCTTGGAATCAAATAGAGATAGCAGCGGACAATCCAGCAGCAGATCAGATAGACCGAATAGCAATCAAGACCCGTTCAGCGAAGACGGAAAGCCAATAGATATATCTGACGATGATCTCCCTTTCTAGGAGGTGGTCATATGCTTGATTTCGGATTCAATCCAGCGCCAAAGCCAACCAGCCGCCGCAGGAAGCCTACAACCAAGATGCGTGGGCGTATCAAGCCAGAAGTATATCAGGGGGCTATGGAGCGTTCTGGAGGCCACTGTGAACGGTGTGGTAAGTATGGAAACCCGGAATATCAAACCTTACAATGCGCCCACCTTGTACGCCGCTGGAGAATCGAAGTGGAAACAACCGTAAACGATGTAGCTATGTTATGCGGTCCTAGTGTAAATACTGGGACCTGCCATAACTGGATTGATTATACCGCAGAGGGTAAAGCCTGGGCCGAAGAATACCGGCAACAGTTATATGAGAGGAGCAAAGCAAATGAAGAATAACGGATTGAATATAAAGGGTTTGTGCAAGCAAATCAAGGCTGATAAACACTGTATGATCTGGTCTTTGAATAAAGGTACACACACGATTACAAATCGTCACTGGTTGATTAAATTCGATGCATTGCCTCGTGAGGTGTTGGTTACTCTTTTATCGATCTTCGGAGAGTTTCCGGAGGACGGCACCTTATTACAGAATGTTGGGTACTCAGATACGCCATTAAGGAACGTAGCTTTGACGGAAGAGCGGTGGAAGCCTGTTGCTGAAGGTAAGCCCATTAAGTACACAAGGTATTTATATGATGATGGAGATTCTCGAAATTTGAGAGTGTTCAAATTGGAAGATCAATTCGTATTCGTCAAAGAACAATATCTGCAAGCAGTTGATGAAAATTTTGGACGTGAAGACATTAAGTGTAACGGAGTATATCAACCAGTTTTCTTCGCTGATCTAAATTATTTAGTTCTGCCAATGAGAATGACAAAAGTAGACGACTTGTTCACTCTTGAAGAACTTACAAATTAAGCAGGTGGTGAAATGGAAGGGTGGATTAAGCTTCATCGTAAAATCCAAGACCACTGGATCTATCAAGAGAAACGCAAGTTTTCAAGGTATGAAGCGTGGCTGGATATGATCATGATGGCTAACCACAAAGGGAACAGATTCTTGCATGGGAGTGAACTGGTCGAGGTTGAACGCGGCCAGTTCATAACCTCAGAATTAAAGCTTATGGATCGGTGGGATTGGGGCAAGAACAAACTTCGACTTTTCCTCGACTTGCTGGAGAAAGACGGAATGATTATCAAAAAAACGGACCGCAAACGGACCGCCATAACCATATGTAACTACGGGCTTTATCACGATTCTGAAACCAAAGACGGACCACAGACGGACCAATCGCGGACCGATAGCGGACCGTCAGCGGACACAAACAAGAATGTAAAGAATGATAAGAATGAAAAAGAAAATATATCTACTACTACAGATGAACCGAAAATGACGGTTATGGATTCTTACACAAAAGCCTTTGGCGGTTTAGTCATGAACGGAATAATTCAGGGCTACGTTCACGAGATCAAGCAAAAAGGATATGGCGACAACTTTATCATCGAGTTGTTTCTTGAAACCGGTGAGAGTTCAACTAAACCAAACTATAAGCTGCTAAAGGCAATTGGTGATAGATGGATGGCAGAGGGCATAACGAGTCGAGAAGAAGCCAAACGAAAAAAGAACGGTGGTGAAAGCCATGGAGGAAGTGCCGGGATTTCAAAGCACCAAGGGAATTCTGGATCAGGGTATGGTGGAACGGATAGAAAGATTACGAGCCTTGACCAAACATCAAGAATCCGAGAGTACAGTGACGAAGAACTTGCAGGACTCATATAACTGTTCCCACTGCAAAGATACAGGCGATATATGGGTGAATACTTGGACGCTTAAAGAATGCAGCCATTGTAACATTCGGAAGATGGAAGATATCCAACGCAAAATAAAGGCGGCACAGATCACAGATGAATTCAAAAAGAAAACATTCAAGTCATTTGAAACAGAAGGGAGACCAGAAGCGGTTATAAGAGCTTTTAAAGTTGCCCGGTCCTATGTGATTGCCTTTATGGAGATCAGGGCAACTAAGCACAACGGAATCGCTCTCCTAGGCAATTCAGGCAGTGGTAAGACCCACCTTCTAGCAGCTGTGGCAAACAATCTACTG